TGAAATCGGCACAACCGGAACGCTGACAGTCCGCTCTTTAACAGTAGCCACGACAGCTTCAGAAGTTGAAATCTATAGCCCATAAATGGCACAAGCAACCACTAGAAACGAGCCACTGATTGACTTCGCGGCAGATACTGCCAAGGCTGCGAATCTTTTGCTGCAAATCAGCGGCTCTACTTTACGAGTCATTAACCGGATTCAAACTGGTGTGGCAGCCGCAACGGTGAGAACGCCAGAATTGCTTCAATTGCAATTAGCGCCAGCCTTTCCAATTAAAAAGGTTTTCAGCGAGTATGAATTCGCCACACCTTATCCAGATAGTGTAACGCTTGCTCAAGAAACAAAATATGTGGAAGTTCCCAATCTAGGCTATGGGGAAGAGCAAAGCTATAACGCTTTGTCAACAATTGAAGAGAAAGTCATTGAATATTTAAGAGCCATTTTGCAAAGCGAATCCGCGCCAATCTGCACGGCTCGAATTTTTGGAATCAAAGACAATTACCTTTTAGGCTATCGCATCATCTGCATTGACGAAAAACAATCAATCAAAGCCACAATTACCATAACTTCAATCATTTATAGTTTTGATTCTGAAGAGACAACCATCAGCGGACCAACAGAAATCGACTTTGTAAGGTTTGAGTGAAAATCATTTACACGAATTCAATCACAGGCGTCAGCAGTTCAGCGACTCAATTGTCGAGCGATTATGCAATCGCCAAAGTCGAGAACAATTATCCGAAGCAGCCTTATATTTCAGACGCAGCAACCGCAACAATTACCGTGACTTGTCCAGGTGCAGAAGCCATTTTTTTCTCTTACTTGGCAGAATCGGTAACAGTCACATTCAAGGATTCAGGCGCAAGCACTTTATCAACTGAAACGTACTCGAACACTTACACTTTGAGCGAGCAGTACCTACTCAACGAGAAAACCCATTGGAATGATTCGGTTTTTGTAGCTTGTCCAGCGACAACAAACACCGTTGAGATTGCTTTAACCAATTCGACAGACGTCAAAGGCAGTTTAGACGGATGGGTGACAGCAAGCAATGGGAATCTAGGCAGATTACAAGCGAGTGCTGCAAACATTTATTTTGAAGATTACCCACAAATTCGGCTTGGAACCTTTGTCTCTGATGGTGTTTTTACCGAGCAAATCAACCGGATCACAGGCGCTGGAACCGAAAGCGAAGACTTACAACTGACCGGAAATGGTGGCTCAAACTTCACAGTATCAAGCATGAAGTTGCCGCTCATCGTCAACACGATTCGAGCCGGAAAAGTGCTGGAAACCTACAATCCAAACGTAGGTATGTCGATAAGCCGAGACTCGCTAGGAATCAAACAAGAACGTGATTCAGGTTTGGTTTACCGATTGGGTGAAATTCGCAGAAGATTCAGCGGTTCAGTGCAAGTCTTAGAATCCGAGAGAGACACCGCAACCAAAGTCTTTGCTGGCCTAAGAATGCAACCTGTGGCTGCTCAGATTCTAGGCTATCAAACAAACACCGCTGTATTCGGCGGTTTTTTTGAGCCTGCCAGTATTGCTTATTCTTATCCTGGCAGTCAACTCTATGACTACAACTTTGAATTTGTTGAGCTAATTTAATGTCATTACTCAAAACAAACGAAATCCAGAATTACAACGGTTCGAGCCTAACGTTAACCGCCAGCACCGTTTCCACTTCTGCACAGTTAAACACGGGCGGAAATATTTCGGTTACTGGTTCTTTAAATGTTTCTGATGATTCAACGACAAGAACAAATCTTGGTCTGGGTTCAATGGCAACGCAAAATGCTAATTCTGTTGCAATCACAGGAGGAACTATTAACACGGTTCAACCTGCAACTGGACAAAGCCTGACAATTAAGGATGAAGACGGCAACACGGCAATTACCATTGGGACCGATAACACGGCAGCAAGTTATTTAAATTTGAACTTTGGCAGTTATAACGGAGGAAGTGGTACACTAACAGGCAGTTCTTTGTCAGATTTTGAAGAAGGAACTTGGACACCAGCATTTTCAGGTGCTACATTTTCCACTAGTTCTGTTGGCGTCTACGTTAAAGTAGGAACTTTAGTAACAGTTCATGCATCTATAAGCGCAACTTACTCAAGTCCTATAGGTTCTTTTAAGATAAACAACCTACCGTTTACTGTTTTTAATAACAGCGCACGTTCTGGAGCAGATCCCGTCTGTTGTCAGTCGGGAATAACATTTACTGGATATGTTACGTTGGAATGCATTGAAAACACCACAGAAGCATTTTTTGAAGACAATAAATCTGGACTTTCGCGGGCTGATATGAATAGTTCTAATTTTGCTTCACCTTTTTCCGTGCGCTTTACCGCAACATACAGGTCTTCAACTTAATTACAGGTTAGATTATGGCACTTACAAAGGAAACCATCATTGATAAAATTGAAATTGTAGGACAGCACAATATTCTTCAAGTGCGTCAAGCGATTAACGTTTTTGAAGATGGTAACATGATTTCACAAAGCTATCATCGTTATGTAGTAGCACCAGGCACGACGAGTACAGATCCTAAAGTCGCTGCTGTTATTGCTGCACTTCACACCTCAGATGTTGTTGACGCTTATCAAGCGCACATAGCCGACAGAACAAGTTAAAAAGGCACCATATGCCAGCAGAACCGAACACAATGATTCAATTAGTCCAAGATTTAGGTTTTGGCATGGCTTCACTTACCTTCAGCGGTTGGTTGATCGTGTTTCTTTTAAGAGGTTTTGAAAAGGAGCGAAATATTTGGCTAACTAAGGACTCCGAAAGCGATATTCGCGTCAGTGAGCTTTTACGTGAGAATTCACAACTTCAACAAGCCACCACAGAAAAACTAGCCAATTTGCAAGCCGCGCAGTCTCAGCAACTTTTAGCAGTTCATGAAAAGCTCAACACAACGCTTACTAATATGACCGTTGCGATCAGTGAGCTAAGTCAGAAAATGGACAAGTTACAAAAATGAAAACGCTACTGGCAGGCTTGGCTTTGCTGCTATCAACGTCAGCATTTGCTCTTCCTGTTGAGTACAAAACACTTCACTTGGTTTCTTGGGCCTATCAGTGTTCTCTTCGACTAGCACCGACTTATCAAATGCAAGGAATGACGAGCAATCTAGCCATGCAGTCCGCCATTCAGCTTTGCAGTTGTGTGATTGACCACTACCGAGAGAACCATAGATATGTAGACCTTCAGTTAATGCCTTTGCCTCAACGAGAAGCTTTTGGTGAGATGTATTCTCAAGAGTGTATTGATTACCCAGAAAAGGAGACTTGATGGAATTTATTGACCACTCAGAGCATTTTTCGAGGGACGAGCTGAAGTGCAAATTCACAGGCGAGTGCAAGGTTTCCAGTGCATTTCTGACGAAGCTAGAGACATTGCGGCAGCATTACGGCAAACCCATCAGACTGACTTCAGCGTATCGCTCAGTTGACCATCCGGTTGAAAAAGCTAAATGGAAAGACGGCAAACCAAAATCAACAGGTTATCATGTATTAGGTCGAGCCGTGGACATAGCCTGCTGGAATGCCGATGGGGCAAGACTCTTAGAAATTGGAATTCAGATGGGCTTGTTCGGTGGGTATGGCTTCAGTTTCACAGGCAGTCAAAGATTTCTGCATGTAGACGATAGAGAAGACGGTTTAATGATCTGGAGTTATTAAATGGAAATCTTTTTTGAATATTTCAATTCTGCTGTAGAATCCGGTGGCGTTGAGCTAATCTTGACAGCAGTAGGGTTGCCAATGGCAGCGGCTGGAGTGGGAATTTATCGAAAAGTCAGGAAGGCAAAGAAGCTGAAAGAGGCAATCACTGGCGGATAGGGGAAACCGCCACTTAACGGAGGTGTCAAGATTCCTCTGAAGGTGGCTCCCCAAGCTGGACTCGAACCAGCGACCCAATGATTAACAGTCACCTTAGTTCTTTCGGCTATAGGCTAGACGAATACTGGGATTGCTGGATTCTTTCAATTTTTTCTTGCCAGTGTTTCCGCCAGTTCCCAACTTATTTACCAAGTCCACTTGCTGCAAGTGGTCACTATTTAAATAAGAC